TTTTGATACCAGTATCTTTCAACAACAATGAAGCAACCTCTTCCATGTTACGGTGTTCTTGAAGAGCAGTCTTAGCTTTAATCTTCGCCATCGCATCTTCAGCGAGGCGTTTTAGTTTAACTCTTTCCTCGTCAAGATTTGCCGTGTCCGTTTGATGAGACTCAACCTCTCTTTCAAGTTCAGCGATTTGCTTGTTAATAATGGCAACTGCTGAGTTCTTGGTTGAGAGAGCAATGTTCTTTTCTGTAATTTCTTCCAAGACATTGTTAATGTTTTGTAGTCTCGCATTGAGAGTCCCAAGAACGGTTTCGAGTTCAGCAACTTTTGAATTTTGGTCAGACACTTTTGCGTCAAGGTCGCTGATGATTGAATGTTTATGTTCATGCGGGATACCTTGTTCACAAGAAGGGCATACGTCATGTGAATCCAAAAATTCTTTGCGCTGTTCAATGGTTTCGATTTTGGTATGGAGCTTACTGCGGATTTCCTCCGCCTTTTTGAGATCAGACTTGACCTTCTCCTGCCCCTCAATCTTGCTTTTAAGATGTCCAATTTCTCTGATAAGGTCATCAACCTCGCTCTGATTTCGCTCAACTTCTTTAACGCTGCTTGCGATTTTCTCTTGGATGGATCTAAGTGTATCTGACCTCGCATCCGTGATAGTTTTAATAATTGCATTTTGTGCTTCGACTTTAGTCTTCGCGTTCGCAATCTCCATCTCAATCCTTGAGATCTCAGCCTTTGTGTCATTAGCTTTCTCCTTCAACAGTTGGTTCATCGTAGAGAAAATACGAATGTCCAAAATATCTTCAATAACTTCACGTCGTTGACCCGACGACAACTGCATGAACGGGACAAAAGAAGCTGAACCTAAAATAACAACCTGCGTGAAGGTTTTGTAGTTCAGCTTTAAAATCTGCTGTTCAAGAACCTTCTGATAATCTTTAGCTGCTGCGTCTTGATTCATCAACTCGTTGTCAACCCAGATCTCGAACTTGTTAGGTTTGATACCACGGATGACCTTGTATGACTTGTTGTTTACACTGAATTTAATTTCAACCAAACAACCTTTACCATTGATAGAGTTGATCAACTGACCTTTGTTAATGTTGCGGAAAGGTTTACCAAATAGCGAGAAGCACAAAGCATCTAGGATAGTTGACTTACCTTCACCATTCTTACCAATGATGAGAGTGGTAGTTGACTTATTCAACAAAACCTTGTTTGCAGAATTTCCTGTTGATAAAAAGTTTTTCCACTCAACGCTTTCAAAAATAATCATTAAACAACCTCTACATTTACGGCTTCAGTGTATAAGCCTCGCATATACGATTTAATTTTTTCTTTATCCAAGTCCGTTTCAACGTTGTCAACATAATTGCCAAGAACAGATAAAGTATCTTCTAAATTGATACTCTCATCGTTAAGTTCACCGTCGCTAAACTCTGACATATCTTCAACCACCTTGATATCGTGGCATCCCTTATTATATAACTTCTGAATGAATTTGTCAAATTTATAATAATCGGTTTTGTTGACGACCACAAGTTTAACATACTTGTCTTTTAGATCGACTGTATCGAGGTCGATTGGGTCGGTTCCCTTGTCGTTGTATTCGAGTCTTGCGAACATACTATAAGGGTTTCTGATAAACTCAAGTTTTCTGGTGCTAAGATCAAACAAGTGAAATCCTCTGGGATCGTTGTAGTCTTGCCAAGTAAGCTCATACGGGTTTCCGACATAGTAGATATGCGAATCATCAGACTTGTGGTGATAATGCCCGCTAAAAACCATATCAAATTTGTCGAATGTTTCTTTAGAAAGTCCATCATGAGATTCCATACCCCTATACATCGCAAAACCAGCAATTTCAAAATGACCCATACAGATTTCAGCCTCAGTGTCGTTGATTGTATCAATTGAGTCTTGATAGTTCTCTGGGCAAATCCAAGGCATCATACAAATTGGTATTTGGTCAACGTAAATTGTAGCTGGGTGGTCAATAACGTTGATATTATGATACTCGCGTAGGAGTAAGTCAGGCGAGTTTACGTCATTGGTGTTCTTGAAATAAGTATCATGGTTGCCAGCAAGCATATGTACTGTAATACCTGCATTAGAAAGACGATCAAAGAACATTTCCTTAGCTCGCTGTAATGCGTAGAAGTTAACATACTTGCGGCGGTCAAAAGTGTCGCCGAGGACAAGAACAGTAGAAATAGCATTAGCAGAGAGGCTGGGAAAGAAAACATCGTTGTAAAACTTTTCAAAATAATCTAGGAATGCGATACTGTCATTACGAGCGCCAAAGTGTTGATCCGTGATAATTGCTACCTTCATTCTTCTTTACCCTCTTCTCCATAATCGTTTCTGTCTTCAATAAACTCATCAAGAGTATTAACTTTTGATTTCTTCTTTTTCTCTTTACGTTGAATAAAAGAATCGTCGAAAGTACCATGTTGTTGCATGAACTCTAGATACTGGTTATGGTACTCACCATCATCACCATCTTGAAGTTCAAACGCTTCAAATGGCATTTCTTGAATCATTTTACCTTTGATGTATGCTTGCTTCTTTTCCTTCGTAATCCTACGAAGAAATGCATAGTAGATAATTTGGGTGAAGTATGCGAATGGATTGCTCGACTTGTCGGGGTTGAAGTTATCGAGGTACTGAATGCAGTTTTCAATACCATCAAGTACCATATCATCCCGATATGAGTAGTTGATAAAGTTTGGCTTGTATGCCAAATGATTCGCAATTTTAAGAATACAATCCCCGATGTAGTTGGGGATGATAGGTTTTGGTAAACCTTTTTCTACCGCTTCTGCAACTTTATTTTTATGCTCAATCAGAGCTGCTAAAAAGTCGGCGTTGTTAACATAGTGTGCCATTAATATATTTTCCTCTTTAAATTTAGAGGCATATTCATAGTATAGTTGAAGATGATATAAAAGGCAAATTTATATTGTCTTGCATTTTCCAACTATGTAGATGTAAAGATTTATTTGCTTTTTATTTGACTTTGAGGGATAATACCTGTGTTGGGGTTGATGCTGATAAGTCTAATGTAATGTATCGTTACCTTCGATGAAAGAGATTAAATCTTCTTCATCTACTTCCTCTCCCGCTGAACTAGCGATAGACTCTAAAAGATCTAGTCGTTTTTGAATCTCTTCGATCGTTAATTCGTCGTCTGCTTCCTGCAGAGCTTCTTGGATGGATTGACGAGTAGTTGGAATGAGCGCCTCATCATAAGTTTTAATAAAATTCTTGTAATGAGAGATAAACTGTTTATGCAACTTCTTTATGTAAATGATGTGGGATTTCTCAAGAGTGAAAGAAGATGATTCACTGAATTGGCAGAATGGCGCTGCCGAGATAGATTCTCTATGAATCTCTGGGATGATTGTTGTTTTGATTTGGATTGGGTAGTTTATCTTAATAAACTTGTCATCTTCACCTTCAAAAGTCGCCATTACTGTTTCGCCAGAAATAAGTTTTACAACAACATAATCACTCATATAAGTTCACCTCTACCATTTTCAATTTAAATTCTTCTTCAACATACGTTTTGTAGCGTTCAGCTGCATGGTTCAACGTATGATTCTTCCAAGACTTCCAATGCAAATCATCTGCTATATCGTATAAGTTGCAAGCAGCTTTACCTTCTTTCAATCGCAAACCACGACCGATAGATTGCAGGTTGCGAATTTTTGACTTACTTGGTGAAGCGAAGATAACGTTTTCAATAGAAGGGATATTGATACCCGTTGAGAACGTACCATAGCTTGCAATGATGATTGCATCATTTTCTTTTTCTGTAATATGGCGAATAGATTCACGGTCGGCGGTATCTGTACCACCGTGTACAAAGAACACCTTTCGGTCTTCGTGTACTTTATTTGATATAAGATCGTATAGAACTTTGCCGTGCTTTTCAACGTATTGAAAAAGAACCAGCGTGTTACCTTTAGAATTTACTGCCAGATTACGGATAAACTTGTTGCGCTTTTCATTGCCTACAAGGAAATCCATTTCGTCTTGGTACGAGTTTTTATTACGTTCTTTACGAATCTCTTCGCTATATTTCATTATAAGACACGTAATATTTAGGCTTGTTAATTTTCCAGAATCCATCAAAGCCTTGGTGGTTGTTACACGGTGAACTGGACCAAACACACCTTCTAAAACTAGCTGGTGTATTTTCTTATTGTCTAACGTACCTGTTGTTCCAATACGATGTTCGACTGTATCTAGTTTCTCCATGATTGTTGTTAAAGACTTAGCTTTAAATTGATGAGCCTCGTCTCCAAAAATAACATCAAACTGTCTGAACCAACCCTTTGGTTGTAGATAGATAGACTGCCAAGTTGTGATTAAAACATCTTTGGTAAACTCTTTCGGAAACCCTGCGTAAAGTTTCTGGCAATGATTGCTAACGTCAAACCCATTGGCTGAAGAATAATCTTCAAAATCTGCATACATTTGTTCAACAAGTGATGTTGTTGGGACGATTAAAATACATTTACGCTTATTGTTTAAGTGCCATCTCATGATGCTATAAATGATCAGAGATTTGCCAGAAGCAGTTGGAGATAATAGAAGAGTGCGCTTCTTGTTCAATGCAGTATAAACAGCTTCAAGTTGGTAATCGCGAATCTCGATTGGATTTCCTCGGCCACGCAAATCTAACCAGTTAGTAAACTCTGTTAAAGTTTCCATATCAACTTCAACAGTAGCCTGCATATCTGTTTTAGTTTGAAGCATGTAACCATTACGTTCACAAAACTTCTCAAGATACTCATACAACCCTATGTATAGAGTTTTTCTAAGTGCATCATACAGGCGCACCTTACCGTCCCACAAACGTGCTTTGTATTGTGGTGTAAATCTTGCTCCTGGGTATTCGTATGTAAAGAAGTCAGCTAGTTCTCGTTCAATAGAAGGGTCTCCAAAAACCCTCATATAAACTTCGTCTAACTTCTCAGCGTATAAAGTATCTTGTTGTATTTCCATCACATTCCAGCGAGGAATCTTTTCCATTCAATAGCAGACTTAATTTGCCAATCTCTGGCTTTAAGTTGCCCAAGGATAGATTCCAATAAGTATATCATTGTTTCTAAATATTCGATGCGAACCTTCATGGTGTTTAATTCAGTATCACCTTGGAGAAATTCATCCATTTCATTTTTAAGCGGTTTGACGCCTTGCCACTGCGCCCAACCGAGAGATTGTAGTTCTTCTCTACCAAGTTCACCTCGGTAGTATCTGAATTTATTTTTACGGAGTTGGTTGTAGTCTGCATTTTGTTTGGTGTGTTTTAATTTAACACCAATCAATAGCTTTAGATATTTTGAGTGCAGCTTTGGGGTGGCAATAGCAGATTCTCCGAGGTAATTATCGTCAACCTCAGCGTCTTTTTCCCATTCATTTTGTATCTCATCAAGTGTCATAATAACTCCAAAAACTAATTACGATTTGTCAATAGTAAAGTATGTATATTTAAAAGTAGCGGCTCCGATGACATAGTTTACGTCCATCGCTGTAGCTTCAAGCTGAATAGGGTCTAGCGAAACAGGGAAGATATCATAGAACTTAAAAGAATTTGTTGGGACGTTTTGTCCATCCAATACAGTAACTGTGGCGTCAGAGTAGTTTCTAGATAACTCTGAATAGACTCCAGAATTTTGACTGTTTATAAAATTGCTATACTGCTCGTATCTTTCAGGCTTACCTAGAGCGATCATCCACTCATATATAGCCTTGTAATTTTTCATCTTCTCATCTACCAAGAAACTGACAGTTAATTCCGAGAACGTCATAATTTCGCCTGGAATTGGATTGTTAACGAACGGTGTCGCGTTATCAATAGAGGCGAGCGTGACGCTTGGAATCAATACACGCTGACAGAAGAAAGACACATCTGGCAACTTAGTGATTGAGAAATTAAACCCGTTAGGTGACAACGGATTGATATTATTAGGGTATAGACATTCAGACATAATAGTATTTATACTCCATGAAAAAAGGGAGATCCCGAAAGACCTCCCTTTAAATTACCGCTTCTATGTCGGCTTCTTTAAAACCGACAAGCCGATTACATTAGGTTAGTAACCTTAACGCGACGGTAGTAGTAGTTAGCGTCAGAAGTTAGGTTATCTGCACCAGCAGTACCGTCATCCAAGTTAACGAATGGGTTAGCAACTAGACCGTAACGAGTCTTGAAGCCAA